AGAAATACCCGCAAATGGAACTATAGGAACAACCACAGTTAGAATAAAATGCACAGAAGCAGGGAACGTTGGAAATGTTGCTATCAACGAAATAAATTCTTTTGCTGCTTCTTACAGAGGATTAGAAAAAGTTGAAAATACAGAAATCATTGAAAATGGGAAAGATGAAGAAACAGATGAAGAGTTAAGGGAAAGGCGAAAAAAAATTTTATCTAAATTTTCGGCAAATTATAATGCAGCAATGTTAGAAAAAATGATACTTGAAAATTTTAGTGGACTAAAAAAAGTAAAAATAGTACCACGATTTAATGGTAAAGGTACTGTAAAAATAGTTGTTATCGGGAAAAGTAACAACATTATTGAAACTAATGAATTAAATAGAATAAAAACATTTTTAGATAATGAAATAATTACAGATGCAGAATTTACTGTTAATTCTGTACAAGATAAACAAATTACAGTAACACTAGAAGCAATTTTAAACAGAGAATATGATGAACAAAATGCAATTGAACTTACTAAAAGTACATTAAATCAAGTCTTTCTAAATAAATTGTTTGAAGAAAATAGAATTTATTACGCAGAAATTATTGAAAAACTGCTTACAGTAAAAGCATTTAAGAAAATTTCTAATATTGATATAAATAATACAAAAGAAGATATTATATTAACAGATGAAGATCTTGTAAGTATTTCAAATGTTAATATAAAAACTTTGGATTAGGAGGAAAAATGAGCGGATTTACTTTATCTGCCAAGGCACAAATTTTAAATAATATGCTAGCAAACAAAACATTCTACGCAGGATTATTAACAAGTTTTTCTACATTGCCTTCCGGAGCAGAAAATGCAGTTGAACTTGTTGCTGCTTCTTATAGCAGAAGGGCTATAAATTTTCTTATCACTACATCAAATGAAACCAGTAATGTTGCTTCTGTTAAATTTCCAGAGGCAAGGGAAGACTGGGGGAAAATAATTGGAATTGGAATATATGACTCTATAACTGGAGGGAATCTTATAAACTATGCTCTTTTTGATGCTAGAGATGAAGTAATAATACACGCATTAATGCAGTATGAAATAGCAAAAAATTTCTATGTTATAGGACTTAGAAATTAATGGCTAAAAATGTGCATCAGAAATCCGGAAATTATATTAAAGAAAATTTTACAGTTTCTGAATTACAAAATTTTTATATAAGAGATTTTGTAAATGATGGCCGTACTCAAGAGTACAGTTTAATCAAAATTAATGCTAAACAGATGAATTTTGTTAAGCACGTTAATAAATTGAGAGAACTAAAAGTAAAAGATTTGTTGCAATTTAGAGTAAAAGACTTTGCTTTTTATAATATAGATGAAGACTATGTTAAATTTACTCAGAAGATTCAAGAAAAAACATTTCCTTTACTTTTATCTTTAGATAAAGATTATGCATTGATTTTATATAATATTGCAAGGAATGATTATTATAACAGCATGTTAACATCCTTACCTGGAATTTTTCAATCAGCTAAATTAATACAATCCATTTTTCATTTTGCTGATGAAGAATTGAAGAAATTAGAATTTTCAATAGATTCTGCTGTAAAAAATAGAAGATTTTTAACAGCCAGATCAGAAAAATTGGAAAAATTTGAAGAGGATTATGCATTAATTTCAAGCAAAAATTTATCTACTATTTTTAGACTGAATAGAATTATTTCAAAAAGAATGCTAAGAGCTTCGGCGAAATTAAATGATATAAAAGAAACTATGAAATTATATTTTATCTACAATGAAAATACGACTATCACAAATGATAAGAAAAATTTTCAATATATTGTTGATTTTCATTCAGAAAGAGTTGACAAAGAATATCTAAATTACTGGTTGGACTTGATTTATGAAGTAATTCCTGCTTGGTATGAAATTAAAATTATATATTAATTTTATTGTCAGTCATGACTGATAATAAAATGGAAAGGTATGAAGTGAAAAAAGCTATTAAAGATTTAGTAAAAAACATAAACGAAACTACTCATATTCCAATTGTTACAGAAGATGATATTTTTGAGTTATTTCAGCTCGATTCTATTGCTGACTTAAGAAAAGTTTCAAGAAACTTCCTAAAATTATCAAAAATTTTAGATTATTTTTCTACAGCAACCGGAAATGCAGTTGATGTAAAAGACTGGATTAAAGGGATAGGCGGAGTTATCGGCGGATATGTCTCTAAAGTAAGTAATAAAGAGGCTGGGAAATGGTATTTGAATGATTTAACAGATGGAAAAATCTATAAATGTATACAAAATCATACAAGTACAAGTTTTGACACAACAAAATATTTAGATATTTCCAATTATGGACTTTCGGATAAATTGGAAAATTTATACAGAGTTCAAAAACATGATGTCCCTGTGCATGGTGGGGGAGTCAATTTTAAGAAATATGGTAAAGTTGTCGTTGTTTCAGTTGAAATTCAAAGAGAAAATATAACCTTTACTGAAAATTCTCAGCTTATTAATAGTATTCCTGATGGATTTAAGCCAAATGATGTCAGCCTTGGAATAGAATCAGCCTTGGCTGGCAATTTAACTAGCGGAAAACAAGGAGCAACACGTATGAGAATTGAAAGAAACTCTCTGAATGTTTGGGGATGCCACACTGGAAATTACAATGTTTTAAAAGGCTCTCTTACTTATTTTACTGACAATTAATCTGTAATATAACTAACTGAAAATATAATGCTTGCAGTTGTTACCTGTTGTCCTTTCCACTTAGCTGTGCCATCAGGCTGTATGTAAATCGTTCCAGCAGTCCCATTGAATTGTGATGCATTTACGGACAAAAAGGACTTCGGTCTATAGTTTTCGGGAATACTGAAGATTACTGTGTTATCATTTATATATCTTAGAGCGTCCCCACTATCGAAAACGATAGTAACTACATTACCAGCTTTTTGAACTATGTTACATGTAGTTCTTGCAGTTCCTGTTGCTTCAGAGTATACATAAAGCTTTGTTTGCTGCACTTTGGATAAATTTTCCAATTTATCCGAAAGTCCATAATTGGAAATATCTAAATATTTTGTTGTGCAAATGAAAAAAAATTGGGAAATCTACAAGGAATATCTGAATAGTTGCATTGCAAGAAATGAGGCAGTAAAAAATACAACATATAGAACATATATGAATAGTATGAAATTGTTCATTGAGTATTTGAAAAAATACGAAGGTGATAGGTATTTATTAAATAAAGATACTTTAAAGAGTACTGTAAGCATAATGGAAAAATACATAAGACACTGTAGGGAGAAGCTTAATAATAATGCCCGGACTATCAACAATAAAATAACGGCTATATCAAGTTTTTATATATGGGCTGTTAAAAGAGGGTTGATAGAAGTGCATCCATTTCGTGACAAACTGGACAGAATAAAAGTTACAGATTTGGAAAAAAGAAGAAAAAGTTACTATTTAAGTAACAAAGAAATAGTGGAAATACAAGTAAAAATGAAATTATCTGAAAAATATGATTTACAAGATCAGATAATATTCAATTTAATAATTGATACAGCTTGTAGAATTAGCGCATTACAGTCAATAAAATTAGAAAATATTGACTTAGAGAACGGAATAATAAGTGGAATAATAGAAAAGGAACAAAAAATAGTTGAATTTGCAGTATTCAAAGAAACGATAACATTAATAAAGGAATGGTTAAAATGTAGAAATGACAATATAGAGTATTTATTAATCACTAAATACAATGGAGTATTTAAACAAATGAGTAAAGGCACTATAAGAGATAGAGTGCGACATATAGGAAAACTCGTAGGAATAGATAATTTATATCCGCATTCACTTAGAAAAACGAGCATTAATTTATTAGCAGAAGTCGGTGGAATTGATTTAGCAAGTGAATTTGCCAATCATTCAGGAATAGATGTTACAAAAAAACATTATATTAGAAAGTCTACTGCAGCAGAAAAAAAGTCAAAATTACTTGAAATGAGAAAGAAAATCGGATTTTAAAATAAAAGAAAGGAGAATAAAAAATGGAAGAATTTAGAATATATTTATATGATAAAAATGGAAATTTAATAGGAATATACCTTGCACCATCAAAGGAAGAGTTTGAAACTGATAAATTAAAATATTGTAGCGAATACATTGAGGGAGAAACTTATATTTCTTATGTTGAAATCAATAATGCAATAATTGATAACGGAGTTATCAGAGAAATGAAAACTTCTGAAAAAATAAAAACTGGACATATAACTCTTTCAGATGGCCAATATTTGGAAAATGAAGAAATAAAAACTGTTGAAAAACCAAATGAATACAGTGCTTGGGATAAAGAAAATAACAAATGGATTGAAGATAAAGCAGAAAAACTTAAATATCTAAAGGAATTAAGATATCAAAAACAACAAGAATTTGTTAAATATAAAAAAGAGCTAGAAGAAAAAGAAGAGGAAAAAACAGAATTTGAAAGCTTAGCCTTTGATGTCACTGAAACAGAAGAAAGAATAATTGAAATAAAAGCAGAAATGGATTTAATAAAAACAGAAATAGCAAAATTAACAAAGGACATAAAAAAAATTGAAAAGGAAGTGGTATAAATGAACCGATTTGATAAAATTTTTAGCTTTATGTTGGCTGTCGAGGGTGGTTATACTAACGATAAGCATGATAAAGGAGGAGAAACAACATGGGGAGTCACTAAAGATGAAGCAAGAAGAAACGGATATTATGGTTCTATGAAGAATTTGACAAAGGATTTTGCAAAAAAAATACTTGAAAAAGGTTATTATCTGAAACATGATTTAAATGAAGTAAAAAACGATAAGGTCGCACTTTCAATATGTGATTGGAGTTTTAATTCGGGAAGATGGGCAACTAAAAAGGCACAAGTAACATTAAATAACTATTTTGGGTATGATTTGGTTGTAGATGGTATTTTTGGAAGCAAAACTATAAAGGCGTTAAATGAAGTAGAAGAGCAGGGAAAATCTGAAGAATTTTTGAAAAATTATCATAATTTGCAAAGAAAATTTTATCACTCTGTTGCGGAATACAATCCAACACAATCAGATTTTTTGAAAGGGTGGTTGAATAGAGTCGATAAAAAAGAGAAATATTTAAAGGAGATGTTTTAAAATGAGTAAAGTGATATTGAACATTGGACATGGTGGGGTAAGAAAAGATCCTGGGGCATGTGGGAACGGATTTGAGGAGCATGAGTGGAATAAAGACTTTGTAAACAACTACATTGTTCCTGAATGTGAGCAACAAGGTTTAAATTATTCTATAGTAAATCAAGAATATTATTCTGAATTGCCTTATAAAATCAACAAAAAGGCAGAAAAAGGAGATATTACTTTATCTTTTCACTTAAACGCAGCAGATGAAACAGCACATGGGTCAGAAATGCTGTACTGGCATGATTCTAAAAAAAGTAAAGAATTAGCCGAATATATGCAGGAGGCAAATGCTGAAGCAACGCATTTAAGAAACAGAGGAATAAAGGCACGTGTCAAAGGAGACAGAGGCTGGACGTTGCTTTATAAAACAACAACTCCATGTATTATTATAGAAAGCGGATTTATAACAAATTCAGAAGACATGAAAACACTAGAGGAAACAAAAAAGCTGTTAGCAAAATACTATGTTGCTGCAGTAAAAAATTATTTTAAAGGAGAGATGTAAAATGAACATACTGACAAATATATTAAATCAATTTGGAGCAAACTTAACGAATTTAGTGGCAGTAGCATTAGCTGGACTGATAGCAAGAGGATTATCTTTAATTGTAATTAATGGGTATAAATGTTTGCTTAAAAGAAAAATATCTAAATATGTAATTAAGTTTATTCCACAGGGAATAGCTTACGGAGACATGCTGAAAGGCATAAAGCCAAACCATGAAAGACTGGTTCAGGCTGTTCTAACTGT